GATTATCGTTTCAACATTATTTTAAAAGCGCGGCAGTTAGGTATTTCTACCATTACTGCCGGATATGTTGTTTGGATGCTGCTTTTCCATCGCGATAAAAATGTCTTGGTTATGGCAACTAAATTTTCTACAGCAGGAAACTTGGTTAATAAAGTTAAGAAGATTATGAAAAATCTTCCAGACTGGTTACGCATTGCTACTATCGATATAGATAACAGAACATCGTTTGTGCTGTCAAATGGTTCTCAAATTAAAGCCTCTTCGACTTCAGGTGATGCTGGTCGTTCAGAGGCTCTTTCTCTTTTGGTTCTTGATGAGGCAGCGCACATTGAGGGGTTAGAAGAACTGTGGACCGGCTTGTACCCTACGCTATCTACAGGTGGTCGCTGTATTGCTCTTTCCACGCCCAATGGTGTAGGTAACTGGTTTCATAAAACTTGCACAGATGCAGAGGCTGGCTCAAACAATTTTAAGCTTACAAACCTCCCATGGGACGTGCATCCGGATAGGGACCAAATTTGGTTCGACAAAGAGACAAAGAATATGTCTAGACGACAGATCGCACAAGAGTTGGAATGTAATTTCAATACATCCGGCGAGACTGTTATTGATGGTGATGATATCGAATATTTATTATCTTTAGTGAAGGAGCCAAAATATAGAACCGGTTTTGATAGAAATTTTTGGATTTGGGAAGAGTATGATCCTACTTGTAATTATTTAATGGTTGCTGACGTTGCTAGAGGCGACGGGGAAGACTTTTCCACATTTCATATTATTGAATTAGAAACGCTATCAGCAATTGCTGAATATCAAGGAAAACCAAATCCAGATATGTTTGCATCGATGCTTAACCAGACCGGCAGAGAGTTCGGGGGTTGTATGTTGGTTGTTGAAAATAATAATATTGGCTATACTGTATTAGATAAATTAATCGAATATCAGTATCCAAACTTATATTATTCAGTTAAATCAACACACGAATATATCAATCAGCATCAAGCAGAAGTGATTAACAGTTCAGTAGCCGGTTTTTCGACTAGCATGAAGACTAGACCGCTTATTATAGCAAAAATGGAAGAGTTTATAAGAAATAAACTAATTAAAATATATTCTTCTAGAACCATTAATGAAATGAGGACTTTTATTTGGAAGAATGGGAAACCACAAGCAATGAGATCCTACCATGATGATTTAATTATGGCTTTAGCAATTGCTTGCTGGGTTAGAGATACAGCATTGCAGACAAATGCGAGAGATTTAAATTATCAAAAAGCTTTTGCGCAGTCAATTATAATCTCTAAGACATCTTTTAATACTAAAATTAAAGGACAAGTGGGCTATAAAAATGATAACATATTTGATAAAATGAAAGAAGCAGAAAATTTATATAATCAATATAAATGGATCATAAAGTGAGATTAATAAATGGCTAAAAAGAGAACAACGGGTAGGAACCCAAACAATCCCCAATCAGATTTATTTAAGGCGTTAACTAGATTATTTTCTGGGCCGATAATTAATTATCGTTCACAGTCTGGAAGAAAAATACGCAGACAGCATCTAGACAAATATAGTTCAAGATTCAAAAGCGCATCCGGACAACAGTTTAAAAAGTCTTTATATAACCCACTAGATGTTGTTGCCACTGACGCAATTGCCAACCAGAGAAGAACTGAAAGATATATAGATTTTGATCAAATGGAATATACCCCAGAGATTGCTAGCACTCTTGATATATATGCTGATGAGATGACTACTTATTCCGATTTGCGCCCAATGTTAAATATTAAGTGCCCGAATGAAGAAATTCGTGCTGTACTACAAATATTATTCGATCAAGTTTTAAATTTACAATATAATCTTTTTGGGTGGAGTCGTACAATGTGCAAGTACGGTGACTTCTTTTTGTATCTAGATATCGATGATAAATACGGAATAAAGTCTGTTATTGCACTGCCCTCCCAAGAGGTAGAAAGGTTAGAAGGTCAAGACTCCACCAACCCAAACTACGTACAATATCAGTGGAACTCTGGAGGAATGACATTTGAAAACTGGCAGATAAGCCATTTTCGTATTTTAGGAAACGATAAGCAGATGCCATATGGTACCAGTGTTCTAGAACCGTCTAGACGCATCTGGAGGCAGCTTACTTTGATGGAAGACGCAATGATGGCGTATCGCGTTGTCCGTTCTTCAGAGCGCAGAGTATTTAAAATTGATGTTGGTGCAATCCCGTCAGCAGATGTTGAACAATATATGGAAAAGATTGTTACACAGCTAAAAAGACATTCTGTTGTCGATCCTAGCACTGGTCGTGTTGATTTGCGTTATAATCCGATGAGTATTGAAGAAGATTATTATATTCCTGTTCGTGCTGGATCGGTTACTGATATCCAATCTCTGGCAGGTGCTCAGAACATTACTGCAATCGATGATATTAAATATCTTCGGGATAAACTATTTTCAGCACTTAAAGTGCCGCAGTCTTATTTGACCATGGGAGAAGGTGCCTCTGAGGATAAAAGCACTTTAGCTATGAAAGATATCCGATTTGCACGAACTATTCAGCGGTTGCAGCGAGTAATTATTGCTGAGTTGACAAAAGTTGGCATTATTCATCTTTATACTTTAGGATTTCGTGGTGATGATTTGCTGAGTTTCGACTTGTCTCTCAATAATCCTTCAAAAATAGCAGAACTTCAAGAGTTGGAACACTGGAAGACTAAATTTGATATTGCCGCCTCTGCAACTGAAGGATACTTTTCTAGACGATGGGTTTCCGAAAGAGTCTTTGGGATGTCCCATGAAGAGTTTATTCGAAATCAACGAGAAATGTATTATGATCGTGAGCATGATACTAAGCTACAGCAAGTTGCAGAAGCATCGATAGCATCGGAAGCTGGAGGATTAGGCGGAATGGACATAGGTAGTGACATGGGAGATCTAGATCTAGGAGGTCCGGAGGAAATGGACGCAATTGACGCTGGCGGTGAAGCTGCCGATGCATTAGGTGGTGGTGATGAAGGTGGTGGAGGCGATGATTCTGCGCTATTGGCGGTACCACCGGGTTCTCGCAACTCTCCTCGTTTAACTCCCGGCGCTAAAGGCAAAGTCTATTATCCGAAGCGAGATGATAGACGCAATGCCGGTGCGCGAAAGCGCCACAATTCAAGCAAATGGGGACAGCAAATTGCCAGTTCCACAACTAGAAACATTCTTCCCGGTAGTGAAATAACAGGCTTAGCAGCTTCTATTGGAGCCAACGTTGGTATTTATCAAGAAGATATAACTAGTTATGATAAAGCGGAGCAAAAGGAAGAAAAGAAGCTTTTCGAGATAAATTCTTCCATTAAGGAACTAATAAGTGGACTCAGCAAAAAAAGCAATACTTTATTGGAGCAAATAGATGGTGAAGAAGAATAAACATAATAAAAAGAGAAACACGGCATTTGTATACGAGGCTCTTATAAGAGAGGCGACAGTAGCGATAGTCAAACAAGATACTCAAAGAAAAGAAAAAGTTTTTTCAATTATCAAAAAGCACTTTAATTCAGAAAGTTTGCTCTATAAAGATCTGGAATGTTACCGCTCTCTTTATGAGAATACAGTCTCCTCAGAAGATATTGCTAATAAAATTTTAATAGAAGTTAAGGCTCAAAAAAAGTTAATTGACCCGGACAGTTTATTTAAGAAACAAACAGACTTAATTCATGACATTAATAAAGAATTAACATCGGAGACATTTAATAACTTTGTGCCAAACTATCGTTGTTTGGCGACAATACAACAGATTCTTTCAGTAAAATCTTCTCCGCGTTCTAAGGTAATGCTAGAAGGGGATATAATAAAAAATATGATAGTAGTCTCTGAGATCAGAAAAGATATGCCAACTATAGATGCTTTAACATATCGAAAGTTTGCTAGTAAATTTAATGAAAAATATGATAGTGATTTGATATCAGAACAAAAAGAACTGTTGACTCATTACGTCACTTCTTTCTCCGACAACTCTCTTCAACTTAAGATATATTTAAATAATGAGATTAAAAGACTAAAAAGCAAAATGCAAGAAGCTATAACTATACCCTTCATTAAAGAAGATGAGGAAATGGTAAAGAAAGCGGAACAAGTAGTCAATAGACTAAATAGCTTTTCTAAAGAAACCGTTAATGAACATGTCCTCTTGACAATATTAAAAAGTCAAGCGTTAGTTCAGGAGATTTATAATGCCGATAACAATTAGGGTCGGAAATAAGGCTAATAGGAAATTGGTTACCTTAGAGATGGATGTCCGCAAAAGTTTAAGTGGTGATCTTATGATTTTTGATCATGGAGATATCGATATAGTTTTATCTACCTCGAACAACAAAATTATTGTTTTTCCTAAAGAAGTATTGAATGATTATGTATACGGCGCACAAAATAGATTGTTCACTTTCTTAAAGAAAAGAGGGGTTGTTATACCAGAGTCGATTAGAGCCGGCTCATTTTACGGATCATTCGAGGCAACAATGCAAACCCCAATCAATGAGCAAACTAGTGCAGCAAAAATAACGTTAGTAAATATATCAGAGTTCATTAATGATGAGCGTCCATACTTCGAAGCTATGGAGACATATATTGCTGATGTGGAATCAGATTATACTGATCCGGATAAAGAAAAGTCAACAGAACTAGGCGATGTTCCACAATCCTCTGAAAAGGGCTCAATGAGATATATTAGAGATGCATCAGCGCATTATCTCTATACAATGTAGAAGGTTTAAATTATGTCTAAAGAAATGAAATTAATAATGGAACGTTGGGGTAAGTTCAAACTACAAGAAAAGATTGAGCTTGAAACTGTGGGCCAGTTTAAAATTTTTTTGAAACAGCATCGCGCAGCAGAAGCTGGAAAAGAAGCCGGCAAATTTGCAGTGGACACCATTTTGGGTGCATTGCCAGGGATAGGAAACGTATATACTGTTTTAAAGGGAACAAAGACCGCAGTTGATTCACTAAATAAAATATACGGCGCTAATGATAAAATAAAAAGTAACACTGGGTTAGATGCTTTAAACGTTGATGATAATGTCTCTAAAATTGTTGATGACCCAATTGAAATTAGGTTTTTAAATTATTATGCTAATTTAATTAATGATATGGGTGATGATGAGCCATTGCCAAACGCCACAACAGAACTACAAAGTTTTTTGGCTGCGTCATTTGAAGACAACACAGTAAAGAAATGAGCTTGATATTTTTTATTCTGGTTGCATATGGCCTAACGCAAATATTGGTATATTCAGATATGCCAATGCTAAAAAAATTACGACCATCAAAAGAATCTTATAGCGGCTATGGTAAGGTTTTTCATTGTCCGATGTGTTGTGGCTTTCATGTTGGCTGGTTTTTAGTGTTGCTTTCTCCATGGACAGAACTATTTAACTGTGATATGACATTTACCAATATGTTTCTTTTTGGGTGTTTATCATCTGGAAC